GAGAAGTACCTCACGTATGAGCTTCACCGTCTTTGTGATTTGTTTGTTCCGGAGTATGACCCTTCTGAATTGAAGATCCGGATTGGAAAGGGAAAGTACAGCTACGCAGCGCTTGCGCTTTTGAAATTCAAAGAGATCATTGTCTATCCTGCGTATCATTACAGGTATCCAGAGGACTACAAGTCCACGCTTCTTCATGAGGTTGGTCACTTTTCGTACTGCGATGATCCAGACCACGGGCCTGGGTTCAAGAAGTATTACGACCTACTTTTGGAACGACAGGAAGACATTGAAGAGGAAGTGATTCCTCAAACATACAATGAATTCTTGTATGCGAGACCCGTGCGTGAGAATCGCTATGAATACTTGTGTTCTTTTTGTGGTGAAGTCCTGTTTCGAAAAAAGCGGGTGGACCTCAAGTGTGACGAGTGTCACTTGGAGATGGCTGAAAGGGTGATCGTATCGTGAACAGGCAGGAATTTCTTTTAAAATTCGACTTCCCAGCATATGTCACGGGGAAGTTTCCAGACATGTACGCCACCTCAGATGAAGATCGTGTGCGTGTTCATTGTCCATTTTGCAGCGATAAAAAGGGACACCTGTACATCCTCCTATCTGCCGGGCTTCCGTACTGCCAGAGGTGTAAATATGACCCGAAGTCCCCCCTGAAGTTCATATCCGACCTGGAAGGCGTGTCGATGAATGAGGTCTTCTCCATGGCCGATGGGGGCGCTTTCATGGCGTCTTCTGACTTGGACGTGGATGCCCTTGTTGATGCGTTGTTTGAGGAAGATGAGGAGTCGGTGTTCACATACAAGGATGTGGAGTTGGGACGCTCTTTTGTCCCCGTCCTTGAGACGGTGAACATACCGCATGTGGACAACATGTTGATGGTGTCCAAGAGGTATTTAAACTCACGAGGAGTGGGGGACTCTACAATAGCGGAATTCGACATGCGGTTTTGTTACGAGGGGCGTTATTCAGGAAGAATAGTGGTGCCCTGTTACTATAGAGGATCAATTGTGACCTTTGTGGCCAGGGACTTGTTTGGGACTAGCGACAGGAAGTATTTGAACCCAATGGGGAACAAACAGTCTGACTTTCTTTTCAACCTGGACTCAGTGAAAGACGATGTGGTTGTTTTGACAGAGGGGGTATTTGATGCAATCAAGGTTTCGGAGATAGTTCCTTCGGTGGCCTCGTTTGGAAAATCCCTGTCTCGTCGGCAGATTGAGATGCTCAATGGCTTCAAGACGGTCGTATTCTACTGGGATTTGGATGCTTATCCGCAAGTTGAGAAATATGCTAGAAGGATTCAGGCCGAATGTCACGTAGTCTTGCACTCTGACGGGAAGGATGCCGGTGCGCGGACAAATAGGGAAAACGAAGAACTACTAAAAAATTCTGTACCTGTGGATAGTGTGGTATATCAAATGTTCAAGATGGAGTATTTGTCTTGACGTAGGAATCCCTTTAGACTACACTGGTGATGCACTAGTCGTATTGTAGTTATTGGAGAATAAAATTGAGATTGTTAAAAAGCCGCTCAGCGGAAACAAAAAAAGTTAAGATACAGATTTATGTGTCGCCAGTTGATCACAAGCATCTTATTGAGGACAGTGACAAGTGTGGAATTACGATTTCAGAGCTTGTCCGAAGCTTGATTCGAAAACACTACGATGAGAAGCTTGATAGGATTTAATGCGACCTGAATGTTTTGGTATCGAATTTTATGATGAGTCTGGTTCTGAATGCCCACACCACGAATGCCTCTTGCGGAAGGAGTGTAGGCAGACACACATGTCTGCGCGGGGGTTGCTAGCGGACAAGCGTGAGAAGGAAAAGGACAAGGAGAAGCAGGAGAAGAGGTTCCAAAAGGCTTTAAAGAAGCAGAAAGATGCTTTCTTTGGTGGTGTTTTGGATCGGGGAAGCCAGAATCCGACTCAGAGGAAGGGGTACAGAAGACCTGCTAGGCTTTTGTATAGGGATGAGGGTTACCCAAAAGACGCTTACGTTGCCAAGTTGACGGACTTTTTGGAGTCCAACGGTTATGTGTTGAATGCAACGAAGTTTCTTCACTCTTTTTCAAAAGATGGTCAGTTTCTATTGAAGGTGGACCTTCGCAGAAAGAATTCGATTGTGGTTTACATTAGGGATGATTTGGCAACCTTGTTGAGTGACACGGGACTTGTGTGTAGGTCACTCTATGATTCTGAGTTTCCGAATTTTCCAAAGTATCTGTGCTGGGCGATCAAGTTGACCACGCACAAGTCTGTTGATGATTTGGTTGCTTACACGAAACACTGTTACGAACTGAATGAACAATGATCATAAATGATTTTTTATGTAAAGACTGTGGTATCACCGATGAACACCGTTACTGGAACAGGGACATTGGCGGTCTTCAATGTCCTGATTGTGGTAGCAAAAACCTTTTAGTACAGCTTTCAGCACCAGCAGTTTTTACTTTGAACACAAAAGAACGCATAAACAGCGCACTAAAAAAACGATCACTGAACGACCACAAAAAGAATTTCGATGACAGACGCGATGCAGCAAGAGAAAAATACGATAAAAAGTGGGAATAGAGAACAAATACTGGCGAAGATATTCGCCTCGATAGACCTCCCAAAAGAAACTGATAGTCGTTATAAGTTTACGCTCCTGGACAATCTCATAGATCTCCGGAGAGTGGCAGACAAGTTTGCTTCTGATGCCCCGGTTGTTGTGTCGGTTGATACTGAGACCGAGGGCTTGAAGTGGGAAGATCGCATCATAGGCATCTCCTTCTCATGGTCTGATGAGGACAACTACTACATTCCATTTCGCCACGAGTGCGATGATCACCAGATGGCGGTGGAGGACTGTGTTGATTTGCTGAACGACATGTTCGGACACAAATCAAAGAAATACATCTTCCACAACTACAAGTTTGATTACCACAAGTTGAAGAAGGACGGGGTCTACGTTGGGGGGGAAGTACACGACACAATGCTCATGCATTATGTCATTGATGAAAATGAATCTCATTCATTGAAGAATCTTGCGGCTCGTTTTGTAGATGAGAAGGCTCATGAATATGAAAAGTTGATTGCGGACATTCGTAGGAAGCTTGCCAGGTCTTTGAAAATCAAGCTGAAGGACTTTGGGTTCCAGCACATCCCAATTGATGTCATGGTGCAGTATGCCTGCCGCGATACGCTCTACACTTTGAAGTTGTTCGAGACTCTTCTCCAGCAGGTTGTTGATGACGAGCACATCTATGAGGTTTATACGAGAGAGCTTGAGTTGCTTCCTGTGCTTTGTACGATGGAAGAGGGGGGCGTGTACGTAGATCAGGACATCCTCGTGGAGAAATCAAGTGTTCTTGGAGAGCAGTTGAACGTGTTGAAAGCGGAGGTTTGGAATCTGGCTGACATAGAGTTTGACTTGAACAGTCCCAACCAGATCTCATCCGTTCTTCAGCAGAAAGGCATTCATACCTTCCAGTATACTCCAAAGGGGAAGATGTCCACGGATGCAAAGGCTCTGAGGGGCATTGCAGGCAAGTTTCCCTTTGTGAAGAAGCTTCTGGAGTACCGGGATGGGTATAAGACGAAGTACACGTACACAGATCCTCTCAGGGGCCACTGTGACGAAAGTTCATACATCCACTGCAGTTATATGCAGGCTGTGGCTGTGACGGGACGTTTGACGTGTAAGAATCCAAGTTTGCAGGTCATCCCTAGGAGCACAGGCATTCGAAATGCGTTTGTGCCCCCGAATGATGACTACATCATTGTGCCCATCGACCTGAGTCAGGTGGAATTGCGGATGGCGGCGCATTACTCTCAGGACAAGATTTTGATGCACGCCTATACGTATGAAGAAGACATTCACACGCGTACAGCAGCAGAGATTTTTGATCTCAGGTTGGATGAGGTCACAAAAGAGCAGAGGACGATTGCAAAGCCAATCAACTTTGGTATTATCTACGGAATTGGCCCTACACGACTTGCTGAGACGCTAAGCATTTCTGTTTCAGATGCAAAGCATTATATTGATCGCTATTTGGAGCGTTATTCAGGGGTGGCAAAATTCATTGAGAAGTACAAGAAGATTGCCAAGAAGGAAGGGTTTGTCAGGAATTATTTCGGTCGTGTGAGACACCTGGCGCATTTGAAGGACGCTGACATTGAAGAGTGGAAGCGTGAAAGGGGATACAGACAGGCAGTTAACTTTGTGATTCAGAGTTCTTCCGCCGACATGTTCAAAATCATATTGATACGTTGTCATAATCTTTTGGTGGGAAAGTTGTCCAAGATGGTGATGAATATTCACGATGAGTGCGTGTTCTACATTCACAAGGATGAGATCCCAATTATTCTGGAGATTAAGAAGGCATTTGAGGACTGGAATTTCAGCGTTCCAATCCTAGCAGAGGTCAGTTGGAGTGATGTGTCTTGGGGGGATAAAAACCCATTGGAGTTATAAATGAGTGAAGTAGATCAACATTCGATGAATGTTAATGGTAACGAGTTTAGTTTAACAGATTTATATATGGAATTGAATCCTGTTACGGATGTAAAAATAGACTACTCAAATTTGCAGGAGGAGTTCTTTCGACAATCAGAGCTTGTTGCTGCGTATGGGTATCTTTGTGCGGTGGCAGAAAGCCAGGAAAAACAGGTTGAATACCAGCTTGAAAGGGTGTATGCCGTGCTGGACCATCAGACACGGGCTGATTTTGAGGCTTCTGGTGTGAAAAGTACTGAGACAAAGCTTAGGAATACGATTGTCACGACTCCAGATTATCAGGAGTTGAGGTTAGAATTGATTGAGTCCCGAAAGCAAAAACAACTTTTTAAAGCAACCTGCAATGCGTTGAACCACAAGCTACAGGCTTTGATAAACGCAGGCGCAGACCAACGAAAGACAACAGTTGATCCGCGAGTATTTGAATAATAAGGAGATTAGAAATGGGTAAGTATGATGATTTTATCAGTCTTGATCTTGGAGAGATGACGAGCGATGAGCGGCAATTTGGTAAGCGAAAGCGCATTGACCGTCTGAAGATTCCCGCAGGGGAGGCAAAGGTCATTCGGTTTTTGCGTGGTCCACGGGATCCCAAGTTCTATATCGTTCGCAAGCAGCACTGGGGCATCCCAATCGGGATGGGAAATACTCCTCCGTTGCCGTGCAACTACAGCCATTTTGAGGAGCCTTGTTACTTCTGTCAGGTGGTGAACGATTACTACAACGCTGGTGATCCTCGAAAGCAGGATCTGGCTCGTCGTATGAAGGCAAGCGCATCAGTGATGTCCAATGTCATCGATGTGGATGATGCTCATAATGAGGATGGAACTCCCAAGGTTCAGATCTATCAGTACAGTTGGCGCTTGTTTTCGGACATTCGTTCGTACTTTCAGAATCCGGAGTATGGTGATCTCACTCACCCAATGACGGGTAGGAACTTCAAGATCAGTGCCAGCGTGACCTCGAACACTGGGGATCGTGCTTGGACTCGGTATGATGTTCAGGTTGGGGCCAGCGCCAAGGAGTTGGTTGTGCCTGAGGCCCTGGATCACCTTTATGATCTGGATGTAGAGTTTCCCGCGAAGCACTGGAGCTTTGAGGAACAGGAGCAGATCTTCGAAGGGGTTCTCGACCCACGAACTGGTGCGCCACAGGTGTCCATTGGCGGTGGGAACACCACGGGAACCAAGCGCATAGAAGGTGCGGTGGAAGAGGACGAGAGCGCGTCTGATTTCGAAGAAACAGATGAATTTGGGACTTCCCCCAGCCCTGAAGTTGAATCGAAGGATGATGCTGAGTGGGGTGAGGTGCTGTCTGAGGATTCGGATGGCGGTCAGGAGGATGTCCTGAAGAAGCTGGATGACCTCAAGAAAATCGCTCGGGGGGGTAAATAATGAAACTGGCCCCTTCATCGGGAAGCAAAGACAAGCCTGTCAAAAGAACAGTGGTGGAAAAGAAATCCAACACTGTGGCTTCTGACAAGGTGAGTGCTCTTTCGAAGCTGATGGCCGATGTCTCCAAGAAGCATGGTGATGGCTCCCTCATGAAAATGGGGGAGTCTCCTATCAAGGATGTAGGAGTCATATCTTCTGGAAGCATTGGCATTGACTACGCCTTTGGGATTGGTGGGTATCCACGCGGTAGGATTGTTGAGGTTTTTGGCCCTGAGGCCAGCGGGAAGACAACGCTCACTCTTCATGCGATTGCTGAGTGTCAGCGTGATGGTGGCGTTGCCGCGTTCATTGATGCTGAGCATGCATTGGATTTGGCATATGCGAGGAATCTGGGCATCAACGTCGATGATCTTCTGTTTTCTCAGCCTGATTATGGTGAGCAGGCCTTGAACATCGTGGAAGACATTGTGAGAGCAGATGTTGTTGACCTTGTTGTGGTGGATTCTGTTGCTGCCTTGACTCCGAAAGCGGAGATCGAAGCCGACATGGAGAAAAATCATATTGGTCTTCAGGCTCGCATGATGAGCCAGGCTCTCCGTAAGCTGACGGCAATTGTGGGTAAGACGAATACCTGTTTGATGTTCATCAATCAGACTCGCCAGAAGATTGGTGTGATGTTTGGAGATCCCACAACCACTCCTGGTGGTACTGCCTTGAAGTTCTATTGCTCTGTGAGAGCGCAGATCAACCGGGTGAAGAGCATCAAAGATGGGGATGAAATTGTTGGAAATACTGTCAGAGTAAAGGTAGTCAAGAACAAGATGGCACCTCCGTTCAAGCAGTGCGTCACGGACATTGTGTTTGGGAAGGGGATCAATCGATTGGGTGAGATTGTGGACATGAGTCTTGAGAGAGACATCATTGAAAAGGCTGGAGCCTGGTACAAGTATGAAGGAAACAATATAGGTCAGGGAAGGAATGCTGCGGTTGAGTTCCTCAGGAATAACGATGATATTAGAGAGATTATAGAAGAAAGACTACTAAAAGAGTTGCACAAGACTACTTAGTCTGGTATAGTGGTGGTATGAAGATTAAGAAAGCAACTATAAACATGGGCAGAACAGTTAACCTCGGGAACTTTGAAAGTGCTCGATTTGACTTGGCGATTGAAGCAGATGTGGAAGCCAAGGAGGATCTCAAGGAGCTTGAGGAGGTTGTTTCTGAAAACCTTGAGGGCATGATTGATAGGAAACTGTCTTCCATGCTTAGCAATATTAAAGATAAAAAGGATTTTATATAATGTGGCTTATTATCACGATGTTGACGATCATCCCGGTGGGTGATGCGGACATGACGAAGCGAGATCCAGCAGACCGACAATGTACTCAGGATTTCGAGTGTGGAAAGGGTGATTGCTGGGTTGGTGAGTGTTTTTCTGGTGGGTGCATTGGTTGGTGGACGTGTGTTTAAAAACTTTCAGGTTATAATTTTAAATGAAAATATGTCTGTTTTCTGATTTGCACGCCCACCCGTATTCCAACGGCGTAGTTCTTGAGCACGGCCCCAACAGTCGTGTGCTGGATGTCATTAGCCAGGTTTATTCTCGCGCAAGAGAGGTCGGTGCCAAGTGGGTTTTGTTTGGTGGTGATTTGTTCGACCGTAGGAAGTCCATTGACGTGGACACCTACAACAAGATTCACCAGACAATACTCGCAGAGTCGAAAGGCGGCATGAAGACCATCCTGTTGGTGGGGAACCATGACCAGGCAAACAGGTCCGGAACCATCCACGCTCTGGAGCGGTTTAACTCAGAAAGCATCTGTTTTGTTGCGGATGGGCCTCGGTGGTGGAAGCTGGGTGGGGGCGTTGGCTTGTTTACGGTTCCGTACTACGATGACGGAGAGGTAATTGCTGAACACGTTGTTAAGGGTATTGAGGACAGGCCGACTTGGGTAAAGAATTCCATGCTGATGATCCACTATGGAGTTCAAGGGGCGAAAGTTGGTCCGGGGGACTACATCATCCCGTGCGAATTGAGCCTTTCGATGTTGTGCCCGGATGAGTGGGACATCATTTTCAGCGGTCACTATCACATTGGGCAACAGATTGGCTCCAAGTTCCATTACATCGGGTCCGCAATGCAGCATCGCTGGGATGACGCGGGGTTTGAAAAGTCCTTTGTTGTGCTTGATACGGATGATATGAGTTTGCAACGTGAACCCTGCTTTGCCCCAGAATTTTTAGTGATAGAAGACGATGTCGAAGATCACGATGTGAACAACAAATTTGTTCGTATTGTTCGTGGGATGGAGTTGGAAGAGAGCGACAAGAATGAAATGTCAGACTCCCTTCTGAGGTTGGGGGCGCTGAGTGTTGAATTCCGGTTTGCTCCAGAGGAAAAAAATCTTTCGACACAAAGAGTAGACTTGTCAG